GCAATAGGAAACCCAACATCAGCAATTAATTGAAATATCTCTCCCATATTACTATTTATAATAAATCTTTGCTCTTATATGCCTTTTGACCGTCAGAAAAGATTTCTAATGAATCGCTTTTTGGAGGAGGTGGAGGTATAATATCCTCAGTATCTAACCACTTTCTTTGTATTTTAGGTCTTAATGATTTAGGTTTTTTAACTGAAACTTCCTTCACCACTTCTTTTGGTGCTTCAGCTTGAGGCTTTTTTACAGGAGGTTCTTTCTTTGGTCCTCTTAGTATAACCTTTTGTATTGGTCCTAGTGTAGGTACAATTGGTGTATTATGTTTTAATGACCAGTTTGCAGCAATTAACATTAATACAGCTAATGGATCAAACACGATAACGATTAATATAATCATACCACGTACAGCTTTTTCTAATAGTGATTGATCTAATTCATCACCATAGATTAATGCAGCAATATACTTAATTGGACCAACTTCTGCTTCTAGTTCTCTTAAGTCTTTACTTAACGGTGCTTTTTGTTTTTGTAATTCAATAATCTTATCTTGGGATTCATTGATACGCTTAGTTAAAGCAGAACGATCTTTTGCTTGTGATCTTCTAATACTTAAAGCACGTTCAGCAACATCTTCTTTATAAGTATTATTGTTCTTATCTTTAAGTTCACGTCCTTCTGATTCCATCTTACGATTAACAACTTCATCCATTTGTTTGATTAATGATTTACTATTGGCAATTGTTTCTCTTTCAATAGTAATTTGTTCATCAATAAACGAAACTTGTTCAGCATAATCGCCTGTTGGTACAGCTTGATCTAAGTGAGCCTTTGATAAGAACCCAAAGATACCCATTGATGTAATAACCATAAGAATTATTACAGCAAATGATAGATAAGATTTTAATAAGAATGGAGCTTCTTTCCAGTTTCTATAAACCCAGGAGGCAACGACAAGCTTTGCTGCTTCTAGAACTCCGCCCATAACAATGATAGGTACTACAGCTGCCGCAAATATAGCAGCTAACCCCATTAATGAATAATAAGCTGCAATAACTGATAGCGTTAATGCAGTTACAAACATAAGGATAATCATTATAGATCTCCTTCCTCTATTTTTAAATGTTTTGAATGAATCTTTGCGCCGACAAATTCATTATAATATTCATCTTTGAGTAAGACATGATTAATCATTTGGTGGTATAATTCCCAATAGGAACATTCACCTTTAGTCTTACAGAGGTGTAGTATTTCTCTCTTATAATTGTCGAAGCCCTTATCTTCAACAAGCAATTGTACTTCTTTGCTTGATCCATAATAAGTTCTCCAATCAGACTCTACTCGAGTCCGTACCCTTCTTTTACGAGTTTTGTTTACAGGTAAGATCTTTGGTTTCCAAAAAAACTTTTTACCGATATATTTCTTACCAGTATCCAGTTCTGTTATTTGGTAAACAAATCCTTGATACTCTTCAGGAGTATCATCAAAGGGTTGATCATTATATAACCACATTATTCATCATAGTCATCATCCTCAAATATGTCACCGCCACAAACAGGGCAGTACACAATATCTTCTGAGGTGACATCATTTGTTTTCACAGTAATTTTACCATGTGATTCGCAATGCTCACAAACAAAATGTCTGATAGCCATATATTTCCTTTATTAATCTATTATTTATTAAGCGTGAGCTTGACCCCAGACATCTTCCCATGAACCTTTTAATGCACCTTTAGCATAATCAGTAACTCTATTTTCAAAGAAGTTACCATGCACAGGAGCATTAATCATTTCTTCTACCCATGGTAAAGGATTCTTTTTAACTTTAAAGATACCTTTCATACCAAGAGAGATAAGACGTCTGTCTGCGATATAACGAATGTATTTCTTGACATCAATTGAATTAAGATCTCTCATATCACCTTGAGAGAAAGCAAGATCGATAAACTTATCTTCAAGTTCAACCATCTTTTCTGCAATTGAATAGATTTTTGATTTAAGAGAATCATTCCAGATCTCTTTATTTTCTTCAATATAAGTTCTAAATAACTTAATCATTGATTCTGCGTGCATAGTTTCATCAACAATAGACCATGTAACAATTTGGCCCATGCCTTTCATCATACCATGACGAGGAAAGTTAAGAAGCATAATAAAAGAAGAAAATAACTGCATACCTTCAGTGAACGCCGAAAAGACTGCGATGTGAGCTGCTGTAGATTCTTTTGTACCATTTTTTGAGCTGAGTTCGGTAACATAATCGTGTTTATCCTTCATTTCTTCATATTCATTAAATTCATTATATGTTGACTCAGGCATACCGAGTGTTTCAATTAGGTGTGAATAAGCTGCAATGTGTAATGCTTCTCTTGCAGCAAAACCCATTAGCATCATTCTTATTTCTGGTTGTGGAAAATAAGGCAAGTAATTATTAACATAACCGCCAGCAACATCAATATCTCCTTGTGTAAAGAATCTAAAAATGTTTGTTAAGAATTGTTTTTCTTCTGCTGTTAATTTCTTTTTCCAATCTTTTACATCTTCTGCCATTGGTACTTCTGAATGTAACCAATGTGCTTGTTCATGTTTCAACCATGCATCATATGCCCATGGATAGTTGAAAGGTTTAAAGAACGTTCTTTCGTCCATTAAGTTTAATTTTTCTGCCATTTATTTTTCCTCTGTCTCGATATTAATATAACCTTCTGCTTCGTATATATCTTTTAAATATACTTTTTTACCATTTATTTTAATATATGATTGATCTTTTTTAGCTCTCCTTCTTTCAATAAACTTAAGAAGGAGTTCTTTCAATATTTTTCTTTTCATTCTAACCCTCGCACGCTAAACAAGTATCACCTTCAGTCATTTGTTGGAAATCAATTTCTTTAATAACATCACGTTCAATACGTCGTGCTACTTTATCTGCTTTAGCAATTTTATCAGAACGACAATAGTACATAGTTTTAAGTTTTTGTTTCCATGCTAAGAAGTGTACAGCATGAATATAACGAATGTCAGTATCAGGTCTAAAGAATACATTTACGCTTTGAGCTTGATCAATAAATTCTTGACGGTCTGCAGCATGCTGTATAACCCATCGTTGATCGATCTCCATAGCAGTTTTAAATACATCTTTTTCCCAATCATCAAGTTCAGAGAGGTGTTGGACACTGCCATCATTAGCAATAATAGATGACCATAACTCATCATATTTATCTGGATCTTTAACCTTATCACGGATTAATTTATCCAAATACTGATTCTTATGCATATGAGAACCAGATAATGTGTCTTGTCTGTAAGCATTAGCTCTAAATGGTTCAATACTTGGTGAAGTATTACCCATAATAATAGAACTAGATGCGTTAGGAGCAATAGACATTACATGAGAAAATCTTACTCCGGCTTCTTTCCCATCGGGGCATGGACCACGCTCTTCAGCCAAGTGTTTATTTGCTGAATCCAAACGACGGCGAATAGTCGAGAATATTTCTTTGTTGAGGCCGGTAGCCATTGCTGACTCCCATGGGATATTTTTTCGCTGCAATAAAGCGTGCCAGCCAAGAGCACCAATGCCAATGCTCCGCTCCATAGTAGCAGAATATTTAGCACGACTAATGGTATCAGGAGCATTATCAATAAAATATTGTAACACATTATCAAGCATTTCTGCAACATCTTTGAGAAACATTTTGTTATTTTTCCAATCATCATAATACTCCAAGTTAATAGAAGACAGACAGCATACCGCAGTTCTTTTTTCATTAGTCGGCAGAATGATTTCAGAACATAAGTTTGATTGATGGATTTTTAGGCCCTTGTCTTTCAACCATTGCGGCATGCGTCTGTTTGACTCGTCAATAAAGTGTAAATATGGTTCACCTGTTTGCATACGCATTTCTAAGATACGTTGCCATAATTCTTTTGCTGATACCACTTCAGCGACTTCGCCTGAATGTGGATCTTTTAATTCCCATGAATCATCAAAGTCGGTGTCTTTCATAGAGTTCTCTATGATTTCCATGAATGCATCAGGAATATTAATACCATGGTGTAAGTTTAAACATCTCATGTTTTGGTCACCAGTTGGTCTTCTCATTTCCAAAAACATTAAGATATCTGGATGTGATATATCTAGATATGCAGCGTATGAACCTCTACGTGTTTTACCTTGACGATACGCAAGACTGGATGCATCGTACATCTTGAGATGTGGCATAACACCGGTTGATTTATCATCCGCCGACCTGATGCCGAACCCAATACCAACACCACCACCAAGCATAGATAACCAATTAGTTTCTGATAAGTTTTCAACTAGCCCTTCCGCTGTATCATCGATAAAATTTAAAAAACATGATATAGGTAAACCTCGTTTAGATCTACCAAATGATAAGATTGGTGTTGAATAACTTAACCAATGCTTACTTGAATATTCATATAACCTTTGTGCATGTTCTGGATTTGATCCAAACATATTTGATACATAGGCAAACCTTTGTTGAGGACTTTCCTCACCATCCATCATGTATGATTCTTTTAGTCTTGTAAGACCAAGAGTATCAAACAGAGAATCACGAGAATAGTCAACCTTGATGCCATTAACTACATCTTCCATACCGACTCCATCTTCTTTTATTTGTATTGTTTTTCTGCGACCAATTGTCTAAGAGAGCTAGTTGAGAACTGATGATCTCTCTTATTAAAATGTAATTGGATACCACGTTTTTTACATATATCTTTGCCCGTAAAGTCTTTGTCACGATACTCATCACCCAAGATACGAACATCAATATGAAACATCTCCAATATATCTTCTAGATCCTTCTCCGTCAAGTAAACTATTATTTCATCAACATATTTAACTGCTGATAGTTGTACATAGCGTTCAACGATAGTTTGTGCAGGAGAATTCTTTTCCTTACGATCTAATGATGGGTCTATTTGAAGACCTGCTATTAGATAATCACAATGCTCTTTGGCTTCCCTTAACATAGCTATATGCCCTGAATGGAGCAGATCAAATGTAGAACAAGTAAAGCCAACTTTCATAGTATTTTTCATATTTATATATATTATATATCAGTTTTCAATTAAAGTACAATAAATCTTTTTGCTGTTGCTAATGAAGACGAGATAGCCATATGCATATCAATGTACACATACATACCGCATCTACCAATAAACTCCATATTATTAGGTGTCATATCTCTATATAATTTATATATATCTCTATTCTTACCTTCTAAATCTTTTACAGGATAATATCTTTCCATATTATTATCTTTATAGTCACATGGTTCTTCATATGTTAAAGTAGTCATCTCTTCATTTTCGCCATGCTCAGGAAAGTTTTTCCATTCAGTCATACGTGTATATGGACCAGAATGAGTAAAGTTGACACATGGTACTGGTTGTATCTTTGGTGATGGTACAGATGTTGTATGAAATTTAATAGATCGATATGGTAATTCACCATGACAATAATCAAAGTATTGATCAATTGGCATACTATTAAATACAAAGTCATAGTTTTCATTCATTGACTTGTCATATTCAAAATCAACTTCAACATTAATATTGTCATGATCAAATATATTTTCAAATATTGATG